GTTCCTAATTCATTGTAGTAGGTGTTAATAATCTCAGCACTAATCATACCATGTAGGTCTTCATCAATAGCTGATTGATTTGTACCACGCACCACTACCGGAATTAAGTTGTACCCATTACTTTGAAAACTTTTCAAGATGGCAAATGAACTAAACAATAAAGCTGTCTCAGTCATAGAGAATATGATTGTGCTTAGGATCTTGTCTTCACCACGTAATAAGTCTCCTAACCATTTGGCACGAGCACTTAATATTGGGTCTTGTAAGTAAGCTAAGTAATCTTCATCTTTATCCAAACCTAATTGAACATTGATCTGGTTGTAGAATTCAGCATGCACTGCCCTCTCAACCATATCAATTACAGCAGCAGCTAGTTTTACTTCCGGTCTTGGGAATATCTTTCCAATCATCTGCCAGAAATCACCTACCATCAACTCATAACGCAAGAACATGATCAGTGTGAACTTAACTGCATGCAACTGTTCTGGGGTTAGTTGATAGAGGAGCTGCATACGATCAAGCTCCACTCTCATCTCTGTATTAGTCCAGAACTGCTTGTCTAATTGTTTATTAGCCAACTCAACAATCTTCGGATAATGTCTTGTATAGCTGTCTGTGGGTGTTGTAATTCTAGTCACCAATAGCCTCCAGAATCTTTTTAATAGTTTCTGGCTTACTCCCAACAAAGGAGTCACCATTTGGTAGATAGGTAACAGGTATACTTTTAATTCCCAAACCTTTAGCTTCTGCACCACCTTCTTTAGTTGTAATATCAACTTCTGTGAATTGTACTTCAGCTCTTTCTAAAGCCATCTTAACTACTTTACAACCACCACACCAAGGGGCTGAGTAGACCAAGACACCACTCATACACAATCTCCCTCATCAAACACTTCTACACTACATTCACTATCTTCTGTGAAGTCTTTCTTCTTGTTGGCTGCATTACGTGGGTCTAAAGATAGTAATTCAGCAGCAAGAGATTTATCTTTAGTAAACAGTTGAGCCTCTAGTGAGGGTGCACCATTTACAATCCAGTCTCGGTCTACTCTCTCACTGAACTCAAAACGCATACCATCAACTACTTTATTACTTGTACGAGGCCTATGTAACGTTTTACGAATAATGTATGGCTTACTAATATCAACACCATAATTCCATAAGATTGAATCCAATAACTCTTTATCTTGTGTTTCTTTTGCTGTCTGAAATCCTATCACACCTTTTAAGTCCTCAAAACTTAAATATTGATGTGGGGGTTCAATATGTGGCTCAAATAAATCTTCTTTGTTTTCTACACCAAATAATGATACTGCATTACTCATTCATTTCCCCTTAGATTGCCATTGGTGGTCTTTCTGCCACAAATGGTTCATTATTAACTTCTAATCCAACTATCTCGAAATCAGTCCATTCTAAACTCAACAAATCTTCTAGCGAATGTAATTCCTTCTTGATAATAACTTCACCTTGCTTACCTAAATCTCTTTTAACTAACTCTTTAGCATATTCAAGCTGATTGTTGTAGATATGCACATGAGATAAGTCAGCGGATAATACACCAAGCTTGTATCCAAACATCTTACACAAACATAATTGTAATAGGCGATACTGTTGCACAGCGAAGCTATAACCAAACACACTATCTAAGCTACGATTACGAAGTTTGAAGTGGAGGTATTCTCCAATTACAACCACTTGGAAGTTAAACCAACAAGGGGTTAGGCACATGTATTCATGCTCTAATGGATTCCATAGGTCAATCATTAATCGTCTTGAATAAGGGTCTAGCCTCATATCGTCAAGCAACTTTTGTAACTGATCTACACCTTGTCGATTACAGTCTTCAACAGAGGCTCCACAGTAATCTCTAAACTGCCTACTGTATGCCAACCCCAGATCACCCTCTCTCACCCACTGCATCCCCCTCTTATCCCAAGCTTCTCTACTTGTATTACCTCGCCAGAACATTATCCCCTTTTCTTCAAGTTTCTTAGTATCTGTTTCACCTCGTAAGAAGAACCAGAGTTCCTCCATCGCCATTCGTAGGGGTGCTGACTTAATTGTAGAGAAACAGCCGAAGGAATCTTCTGGGTAGAGAACTTTAGCATCAAATAATGATATTGTGCCTACCGTTGTTCTATCTGTTTGTAATTGTCCGTACTTGAGGACATCTTTTACTAAGCTAATGTACCCACTTTCACCAATGTACTCCATACCAATAATTACCTCTTTATGAATCCAAAATATTTCAATTCAGCTTCTTCTCTCGCCTTAACAGCAGACTCCATATCTTTAAAATTACCAAGCTCTATTTTCTGACCTTGAAACCCTATTGATGCCCTCCACAGCTTTTTACTTTCCCTAAACACCACACCTGTCCTACCTGAAGTATTATTACTAGCTATTGACTGGTTGTAACTCTGCTCTGAAAAAGTAACCCACCCACAATTCTCTGGACAGTAGTCCCCACTAGGATCCTTTCTATCTAGCGTGTGGGAATTAGAAGGACGATACCCCAAATCTGAAATAAAATTCCTCAATCCTTGATGATGGGGTTCTAGCCATCTCTCACATACTTTAATACCTTTATCAGAGTAATACTTTGCCGTTTCGGGGTCTGTAGAGTTTACTCTGCGAATCATGGTTCTATAGGTCAGGTATTCTGGTGTTTTAGCAAGCCCGTGTTTACCACACCCACACGATCTAACTTTCCTATTAACCAACCTGTTAACTGAAACTCTTTTTGTTCCCCCACAAGCACAACTACAGAGGTACATAGGAGAGTTTCCTCTAACCAAGCAGGGTATATACTCTACATCCTTAGAAACTACAATAAGTTTTCCAAAACATTGGCCTATTAAAGCATCCGTCTGTTGCTCCCCATATTCAAGTACATCCTTAATAAGTTCGATGTAGCCTTTCTCTTCAAAATATAATTTACAACTTGCTGTCATTACCAACCCCACATATCTGATACCCACTTATGAATCTCATAAGCAACCTCATACCCATCCTGCTCAATAGCGTTTTTGCATTCTGATAAAATGTGGGGATTAATGTACTCATCTAGCTTCTGATGCTTAGCCAGCACATCTTCAATATCTTTTATAAAAGACTCTGTGCTCAAAGATTACCTCCAAACTCTTTAGGTGCATATTCATCTAAGTTTACTTTGGGGTAACCAACAAATTTACCTACTTTATCGTCTGAGCTACGTTTCAAGCAATAATAAGTTTCATTGTCAAACTCTGTCTCGCAGATGTAAAAAGGATTCTCTAATTTCAGTTGTGAGTATCCATTTTCATGTTCATTTAACCAACGAAACACTAAAGCCCTACTTGTTGTATACTTCAAACTATTATTCTCAGCTACAGCCTGTTTAGCTCCAACTGTATCACAACCTAATCGTTCAAGAAGTGACTCTAACTGAATTTGGTAAACATTTAAATCTACAAAATCATCTAGTACACCTTGTACATATTCTAAATTACAGGATTCCTGAAGTTCATTAAGCTCCTCTTGAATCAATGGTATTAATTTACGCACTTCTTGAAAGAATACTTCTTTTGAATCAATATCTTTATAATTGCCTGTAGCTTGCATAAACCGTTCAACATCTAACTTCATTCTTCCCCCTTAACTATCTCTATAAATACTTTCTCACCATCAACAGATAGTTTAACATCAACATCTGCGAGGTTAGTGTAAACTTCTGGAGTAAACTCTAATTTATCTACACCAGTGGTGAGCATACAAGCTACTATCTCTCTTGTCATCTGCGCTACTGAGGGATACTCCTCAGAGATAGCTTCCACCACCTCTGAGAGTTTACCTTGTAGTTCTGTCTTACTTCTTGTCAGTGTCATCTAGTTTACCTGTTACTTCAAACCACAATAAGAATAGAATACAACACCCAAGGTGAGCCAAGTGGCTCTTCCCAGTTTCAGGGTCATTCTTCTGACCTGACAACCAATCAGTGAAATGACGTAATGCGGCATCTTTATATCTTACAGGTTCAATCTTCATCCAGTTATCTGGGGCATATTTAGTTGCCCCAAACCCAAGAACATCTACAATTTCTTTAAGTGCTACCCAAGGGATTAGGCTCCAACGAGCCTTCCCCTGATCGTACTTAATCCCAGTGGTTAAAGTGTCACTCATAATCCTCAAACCCCTGTAATTCACTAACCAACTCATTAAGTTCATCTTGAGATAGTGTGATGTCATATCCTTTAATGATTACTTTGTAAGTTACATCTTTAAGAATAGCAACTAAAGGTTCCTCTGGAATCTTGTAATCACTATATTTACTCGTATCATTATCAAGTTGTGAGGAGTGTAGTATAGAGGTTGGTTGTGTTTTTGATAGTACAAACTCAACTTCTGCAACAGGTTCAACCTTGTCTTCCCAGACAACTAGGTCACCAAGTTTGTAACTGTTTACCTCACCATTATCCCATGCAACGTGGTACACAAAATCATTATAAGTAAGATAGTGCATAATAGTTCCTTTAAGATTTTGTGGGTTAATATCACTGTTTTCACAATAATACTTACTACTTTCAGAAATTTTAACAGCAGTTCCAATAGGTAGTAGGGTTGCTGTCTCAGCAGTACTAGTTTCTTCTCCGCTAATCATAGCCAATAAATCCTCTACTTTGTAGACAGTAACTTCTTCCTCATCGTCATCATCTGAGTAACTTGATATATAATCATAGAACATAGTTTTTTTATCGTGATCTACTCCAAAGTTTGCCCAAGATCTTACTGAAGAATACATCATCTCGACTTTAGTTGCACCATTAGCCACAAACAAGTCTAAAATCTTCTTAAATGTTTCTTCATCTTTGATTTCTGCTGTTGGTACACAGCAAGGGAATTTAAGCTTTTTAGTTTCAGTCATCTCTTTCTCCTCTTTGTAATGTTCCCAAGTCACATCATCGTTTCTAATACTAACTGTAAAATACATTTCTTTACGACCTGTAGTTAAATTAGTAAACTTTGGTGTTTCTGATCCATCATCTTCAGTTAGTTGTAAAATATCGCCAGAACTATATCTAAGACTGTCACCACTAACTTTAATCTTACTTCCAACTTCTAATCCTAAATCACTTGCGTATGTCATAGTGTGTCTCCTGTGTTAAGTAATGTGGTGATTATAAGCTTCCTTGCTTACTAATGCAAGCTTTATTTCTGAATCCAATTACCTTGAGCATCCATAATCAAAGGTTCTAACACAGGGATACTATCAATAATCATAGCTGTGCCTATAATAGGTCGCTTAAGGTTGCAGTTATTATAATTGAAAGCGTAAGCCTTGTCGTCAATTAAACAACCCGTTTGCAATCCCCAATACAATCCATTCGGATTACCCCAATATTCAACTTTAAATGTCTCATGGTAATGCCCCTGAACAGCACACATACTCATAGTCTGTGAAGTCTTAGAGACATTAGCTGATTTGCCGTGATGGAAGTAACACTTGTTTCCGTTAGGCAATTCGATAGTTAAATCATAGTGCCATTTCCACTTATCGTCAACCCCCAGAACATCATTGTAAGTCTTCAAGTAATGTCTTGGTATACCATGAGCATGTGCCTTACGATAAGCAAGACTTCCATGATTAGACTCCAGAATATCCATTACTGGAAACATCTCTTTCAGTTTAGCGATCACAGGTAAAGCTAACTTCAACTCGTCCCCTGCACTTGGTAAATCTGGATCATGGTCGTGGAAACTTAAAGCGTGTTTATCCAATTCATCACCCATACAAATAACTCGTGTGGGGTTGTACTTATCTTTCAAATGTTGTAAGAATTTAATAGTGTCCTTGTGGTGATACGGAATGTGCATATCTGATATTAACAAGATACGACTATTACCCTCTCTCTCAAGCTCCATATACTTCAGTATTGTGTTTATAGCCACATCAATCTCAGGTTTATCAAACAACCTCTTATCTTCTTCATCTGACACATACGGAGGCCAAATGCCAATCTGATGTTCAGGGGTTGGATAACCCACTTTAGAATGATCATTACCCAACTTCAACTGATCCACCCAATCTTCATTCTCAAGGTGCCATAATTTATGCGTATCTTTTGCAAGAAAGTTCTGAATAGTTCTGGCTGGAATGCCCATCTCACGAGACAATTCATAACTACTTTTCTTGTCTCGGTAATAACCAATCACTATCTGACTTTTGACACTACCATCTTTAAGTTGCTTACTATATTCTGTCAAACTTATTCCCCTTTATCTAGTAATTTAGTACAAGCGTTAGCCCATTCTTCAGGTGCATGGTGTCTCTCAATCTCTGCAAGAAAATAGAGAATATTATGTACTGAGTTATATTCGAGCATTTGAGTGAGAAGATCGCGTACGCTCACATCCACAGTTAAATTCATTTATTAATCTCCTTGTATTGTAAACAAGCCTCGTAAAGAATTATGAAATGTTTCATTTGCTGATAGCTATACTTCTCCACTTTAGGCATAGGATTATTCAAATAGTCGATAGCCCAATTTACATAGCTAGATGATAAACTACCAACCCTAAGTTCACCTGATATAATCTCATCCATTAATCCCATTGATGGTCGTACACTACTCATTTCAATAAATGCTCCACAATTTGTTTCCTACGTTTAGGACTACTCTTCTCAGGCATAATACCTTTAGATTCTAACCACCCAATATCGGCTTTATCTTTACATAAAGCAATGGCTTGTTTCTCAGCAGATGCCTCTTTGAATGACTTACCTGTACGTTCAGAATAACTTTTCACTTTATGTGCATCCTTAGATACATATTGTAGTGAGTTTGGTGGTGGGACTAGGTGTTTGATGAAATTCAATATCTCATCTTCATCATTGATCGGCACATTGCCATTCTTGTGATCTATCTCTCCAAGAGACTTACCCACCCACACACCACTTAACGCACAATATTGCCCACTCTTAGCCTTACCTGTGTAGCCCTCTGGCGGCTTAGAGCAAACCCCGTTCTTAAAGGTTATCTTTACGGGGGATTTGTTCCAAACTGCCGCCCTGAGTGCCCCACGGAGGTAAGTAAAGAATTTAGACTTAGTAGGCCAAATGTCTGGATACCAAACCCACGGTTCCCACTTATCATTGCTCATTGTATTCCTCTCGAACACACTTCCAAACAGGGAAACGGGGTACGCCATATTTAGATAACTCTTGGTACTTGAATGTAACCAACTTACCAATCAAGTTATCACGATTGTCCCAAAGCTCTTGTCTCTGTTGGTCATTATAACCACTACCAATCTTAAACTCCACATCTTTCCACTTTACCACTAATGCACCAAGAGTACCTGCTGGAACCATACCCTCTTGTTTGTGAGATCGTTTAGAGTATCCACGTTCATCTGTAGTCTTCTCATTCTCGTTGTGCATCTTCTCTTCAAAGCCAATAATGACAGCCTCATCATCAAAGAACTTCTTAAGCTTCATTAAGGCTTGTGACTTAAGTGTATGACGACCTTGCTTGTAAAAGCTATCAGGGTCACGGAGCATAGCACCTTCATAACCAACCTCGATGTACTCCCCTAACTTTGCTTCACACTCAGCAGAAGACATAACGAAACACATATCAATGAAGGCGATATGTTTATTATTTAAAGTTGTGACTTCTTTTCCTACCAACAATGAACGACCTGTGTATTCTTTATGAGAGTCCCACTTGTCATAAACCACGTAGTAGAAGTCAGGTTCACCCGACTCCCGCATTAATGCGGATTGCACATCATTGAAATCACCAGCAACCATTAACTCACCCTGTAGCCCGTGCAGTTGCAGCTCACCAAATACCTTCTGCACATACTTATTAGGGATAGGCTTCATTGTACGAGACATTGCCACCCCATTCACAGCTAGACAAGCTAACCCGTCAAGTTTGGGTTGTATAATCTTAGGCCAACTAACTTGTGTGTAAATGTCTGGAACATCTGAGGAGGCCAGTTGTGGCCTAACTAACTCAATCATAATCAATATCCACGGAAGTTATAAGTAATACGAAACAACCAACCTACAAAACGATCATACAAAGAGGGTTTAGGTTCTTGCTTAGCTGCTAGTGTCATAGGGTCAACATAAGTAATGATACGAGAATCTACATCCCCAGCTTTTTGTATTAGTCTGGAAACCACTTCAACCTCTGTAGATTTATCCACTACCTTCTTAGGACGACCTCTACGACCACCTGTAGAAGCCTTTTTAGCCGTTGTATTAGCTTGGGCTACCTTAGTATTACTTTTCTGTTTAACGCTCTCTACGGCTTCTGTAGGAGTTTGTGGAGCCTGTTTACTTGTTGTTTTTCTCTTAGTCATTATTTATTCCTCATATTAAGTTTAAAAGTTTTAAAGACTCATCAATGTATTTTGGATAGTCCCCAGTTACAGTCTTATACAATTTATAAATCTCTTTTGCTGCAACACTTTCGTCTTCAAAGTAACCTAAGGAATACCTTACCTTGTTAAAATCGAAGACTGCCCTAAATTTACCAATACGGTGATGGAAGTGTACCAGTTTAAACTTGTTACACCCACTTTTAGGTTTTCTCTGGTTCTGCATTTGTTGGTAAACATCAGCCCACCTTACGTTCCCAATGTCATAGTTACCATTAGTATCTATCCTATCAAGAGAGTGTTTTGGTGTGGGGCACTTGCCAACGTACTCGAAAAAGTTCTCAAAAGAGTCTATCCAATCTTTATTGATAGAGATACCCCTGCCACCATAACTATCAAAATGCTTACTGGATCTGTTCAGGCACCTATCTTTCATACTCAACCAAGCCTGATATTCCCTAGAGGTACTCATCCCGTGTGTGACTAGTCTCTCCTTACGGATTTCCTGATTAAAACAACCACAGGAAACCTGTGATCCCGATTTAAGGTCAGTAGCCAGAACGGTACAAGTCCTGCCGCAATCACAAAGACAGTGCCACATGGCATACTTCAACACCCTGCCGTGTGTTTTGGAGTACTTCTCGTAATTGGGTGCTCTTCCAGTAACTTCCAACCTTTCAAACTTTTGACCTGTGAGATCTATAAACTTACCCATATCAACATTCAATACCTAACTTGTCCAGTAAATCAGTGAAGATATTAAACCGCTGATCTTTACTCCGTTGCATCCACAAAAGAACAGCATTCTCGTTTAAAAACTCTTTCCAAGTATACTGTTGCCCCGCGACTTCTTGTGGTTCAGCGTAGTACAGCTTATAACATTCTACTACACGTTCAAACAACTCCTTAATTTCAACACAACCTTCAAGAATTGTTGTGGCTGCCACCTCACCACAACCAACAGCTTTACGTAGGCCGTACTTTTCTCTTGTCTCTTTAGCTAAATCAGGTAAGCCTTGGATGTTATCAACAGACTTATCGCCCTTCAGAAGCTGGAATGCAAAATGGTGAGCTGCTTCAAAAGGAGTTATGAACTTAATACCCTCTTCTTTAGCATTCAAGAAGACTGTTGGACTCCACACTTGTTTAATATCTTTGTCGATATAGCCTAACACATACTTGTATTGTCCAGTTCTGCGAAAGTGTGCTTGGTTTTCTGCACCATAAATACCTAAAGTGTCATCACTTTCACAATCGTTGGCAATTATCACTTTGTTCTTGTACTGGGAGAACACTTTTTCCCGAAGTTCAGAAAAGATTATTGGTTTCTCTTTTCTTTCTCCTTTATAGGCTAGTATCTTAGCTAAGTCATATCTGAAGTTACCTTGACCACCTAAACATAATCTGTAGTCTTTAGCCACATTAAGATCCTTTATTTCTTTAACGAAGTATGCAAACTGTTTCTCAGCTTCTTCTAAGTGATTAGTAATATCAGTTCGTAAACGAGTCATTTGTGTAACTTCAAAATCATCACGATTAAATGAAGTACCCAACCATGTATTTAAATCACCAATCCAACCACCAACTTCACCAGTTTTCCTAGTGCCTAGGAACGTAGTTTTGTTCTTAAACTCACGTTCAACACCAGTTAGTTTACTTTTAACTAGGACATAATCCTCTTGAACAAACTTGGCTGCTGTAAATAGTGCAGTATCTGAATCCACTATGAACAGCTCAAACTCTGTCTGTCCATTGTTGTAATTTAACTCATTCAATTATTTCATGCTCCATTAAGGTGTAAACATGTTTATATGTCTCAAGTTTATTTTCTAAACTTTCTATCGAAGCTTTATAATTAGCTAAACCAAATTTAATTGCTTCTGCTTTAGAAGAAAACACTTCAGATTCTTTTCGATAAAGATCATCCCAACCTAATGACAAAGTGTATCTAATAGAATCAGGCTTATCTTCTCCATAAGAGGAGACTTTAACAGTTTCAATTTCACGTACTTCACATTCAAATACTGGTAATCCAGAATCATCTACTAGACTACGTGGATCTACATACACCCACACCATGTCTTCATATTTATATTTACTCATAATCTTCCTCCTCAAATGTGTTACCAAGAATCTTACCAATTATGGGATGTGTCCAGTAGTTACTCTCACAAGCATTATCCCAATCCTTATCCTCAAGCACTTTTAGAAGGGGCACTAAAACTCTTCTCAGTAGGACTTCATCACTTAGGCAAGGACTACTCACCCTGTCAATAATGTCCAAAGTATTACTTGCAACACAATCAAATATTCCTGTACCACCAGACCATCCCATAATTACTACAACCCTAAGTCTTCAATTGAGTCTAAGCTAATTTGCAATGCTTCAAGCTGTTTCTCAGTCTTATCTCGGTCGTATGCAGTTTTTAAGTCTAGCGCATATTCTTTGGTGTCAAAGTCGCTCTCTTTCACAGCATCTTTGATTTCTTTCATACGAACTTTAAGTAGATCAGCAGCTCGCATGTTCTCCAAACCTTCTTGGATGTAGCCTTTATAGAGTTGTTTCTTGTTTTGTTGAGTATCGGTCATTGTTTATTTCTCCAAGTTTAATTTTAATTCATTCAATCGTTCAATTGTATCAGCTTCTAAGATAAGCTCTGAATCGCCTACCCTCGTGGTCTCTCGGTATTTGTATTTAGGTTTACTCTTATGGTGTATATTGAAATAAAAGTAAGGTTGCCCATGTTCATCTCGTACATTTGGTATTACTAGGCCATGATCTTTAGTTGGATCATTAATTATCTCATCTAATGTCCTCTTGAATTGCAGGTACACGTCATAATCTTCAGCAGTTCTTGCGCTGCTGAGATATTGTGCTGGCATACCTATCTCATATACATTACCATAACAATCTTCACCACGTAAGCCAACATCCACTTTCTCAACTTTTTGCATGTATGCCCCTAATAAAAGGGCTACATTAAGTAGCCCATGTTGTTTGGTGTTAGATGCAGTCAACCATTAAATCACTAATACGATTAAATGGAATCAGGATCTCTCCCAAGTTCATTCAATCTCTTGTGTTCAACTCCGTGACACTTAGTGCATAACCAAATTACATCTAACCAATGTTCTTCAAGATAAGACCAATGATGCTTCTGTAATTTCTTTTCATCAGTGCCACAATGTTCACAAGATGTTTTACGTTCAAGCTTACCATCTCTAACAGCATTTGTGGCAGAATACTGAGCTTTCCGTTTAAGTGGATTTCTTTCTGCCCACTTTTGCTTAGTGTCAAGTATCTTTTCCTTGTAGTTGGAGTCAGAATGATACTTAACTCTTGTTCGCTCTATGTTCCTCTGATTTCTTTCTTCACGATTAGGTCTATTCCTGTCAGCATTTTGATAATACTCCAGTTTAAGTTCTCTATTGTCTCTTACATCTTTCTTGTTACATTCCTTACACTTATTTACGTGACCGTCTGGCATTGAGGGATGTTTATAGAAATCAGTAAGAGGCTTTTCAGCCTCACACTTGAAACATATCTTCATAATCAGAACGGAATATTTTCATCGAAGTCATCCATTCCTACTGGTTGTTGCTTTGGTTCAGTCTTAGCTTTAGGAGCAGCTTTATGCTTCTCTTGAGCTGGCTCAACTTTCTCTTCCACTTTAGGTGTGTACGTAGCTTCAATGATACTACCAAACTTCTCTTGCAACTTACTGCCTTGATAACTCTCAGAACGCTTAATAGTATTCTTAATAGACTTACGCAATTGCTTCACAGCAGCTTCATCGTTCTCGCCATCAAGGTTGATGTAGTAAAGAATATCTTCATTGTACTCTGGGGCAGTCATCCCTTCAGGTACTTCACCTTTAAAAGAAATCTTCTCATTAGCATAACCATTCTCTAACCAGAAGCGCACTTCAAACAATGCAGCTTTACCGATCAACTTACCAATATCACTCTTAGTGAATGGCTCATCAGGCTTAATTACACTGGTGGCTACAGCCATCTTGTGTAACAAACTATTCTTAGCCAATGACCAACGTGGAGCAAAGTCTTTAGTAGTTTCTTTCAAGTCATAAGTACGACCAAGAATAATATCACTACGCTTACTACCCTTGTTGATAAACTCACCATTCAACAAGAAACGGAAAGGCTTCTTACCAATCTCACCACCCCAGTCATATTCAAACTGTGGGAAGTCCACTGTGATAGCCACAGCACGTTGTGCCTTCTGTGGCCAGAATACATGACGTTCAATTTTCTTACTACGATTATCTTCAAAGTCGTCAAAGTAGTTTGTTGGATTATCTAAGATGTACTGAGCTTCATCTTCCAAAGCAATGTCGGACTTCTTATGACCATCATCCATAGGCTGCAAACCTAAGTCGATAATGCCAGAGATAATACCTACACGACTCTTAGCCTTATCTTCTGTTTTAAATAGTGCAGACCGTTCTGCATTGACTGCATTCCAATCAATCTTCTCACCAGATGACTCACCACTACCGCCACCAAGATTGTTAAATGCTTGTGAAAATTTACTCATGTTTACTTCCTCTCTCGTTGATTAAAATTAAATAAAATACTGCATATACATTCTACACACTTATCAATACAATTTAAAGTATTACTTAGTGTACCTCCATCCAACTCATACCTATCTTACCCTCACCATCAAGTTCCAGTGGTAGCTTCATAAACTTACCCGCTTCTATGATAGCATTAACACTAAATTGCCTGATAGTATCCTCAATACCCTCCTCAACAATCCAAGAGTATTCATCATGCGTAAGGTTAGTACGTTTTACTATCTTACCGTTATATAGGTAGTAGGGTCTACCTAACGTATCTAGGTGGAAATCACCAAGCTTACTATCCATGATACAAGCTGCTATTGACATAGCTATTGCACCACAACTTTGGCCAGCTAAATTAATAAGAACATTCTTACCACGAGCTAAGAGCATTCTACCATCCCAAGCTGGCAGGTACTTTTTCTTACCTGTTGTATCAAAATACTTCTCCACATTCTCTTTTAACTTACCTAAGCCAATGTTAGCCTTAAAATAGTTATCATACGCTATCTGTGCCTGCTGCTTAGTTAAACCTAAACTACTTGCCAATTTAGTAACACCACCACCGTACGCAAGTAGGTACGAACCTGTTTTACTCTTATTCCTCCAAGGTTTAAACTCTGGATTATCTTTTAAAGTTGGATCATTAATATCAAACTTATTATGCAATTCAGGAAAGAAAGCAAATGCGTTAAACGAATGTGAATCGCCATTTAAAACCAAGTCAGCAAACTTACCACCATCGTATTTCATTGTATAGGATGCTACGGTTCTATTCTCTAGGGCTGCTGCATCCGTACCAACGTACTTGTACCCTTCTGGAGCATAGAATAGATCTCGCATCTCAGCACCAAGAAGAATCTCTTTAGCTGCTTTAGGGCAATTTACCACCGTCTTATGCCTTACCCTGAATGTTGGGGTGTAGCCGCTGATCTCAGATGATAATTGACCATCAAATTCAATCCTCCAATTACTAACCCAACCCTTAACAATACCAAGTCTATTCCTATAAGATAGGAATTTAACCACCTTAGATGGAATCTCACCACTAATTGTTAAAAGATTTGGGCATATCTTACCTTGATGGGCTATCTTCGGTGTTGTCTTAATTACTTTTCCTTTCCCGTCTCTCTCAGGTTTACCGTCCGCACCTTTCTTGAAGTTCCAGTGATCCTCTGAGGGTTGCCAACCACTATCGAGGAAATATTGTTTAAGTTCCATATTATCATCAATTTCAAGAGGCATCTTAATTGGAATTAATTCCCCAGCTACTATAGGTATTGTAAATCCATAAGCCTCCAATTTACCATCAAAGTTAATTGTAGCATTATGCTTCTCCATCCACTTCTCAAATGTTGCACTAAACGTACCGTCCTTTTTCCAAGGTTTAGCGGGGATTTGGTAATAGTTCTCCTCTGCTGTTTTCAGTGGTCGAGGTGGTAAATGTGGCTCCACTTCAAGTCGTATCTTCTCCATCTCAGTCTCAGCTACTTCAATTAACTTCTTTGCTTTCTCAAGATTAAATGGGCTACCTGTATACGCCTGTGCCGAGTACAGCCAATAATCTTTTTGAAGTTGCTTAAAACTTGGATGAATCCACTTATCTTTAGTGTATATATCTTCAGCTTGTTTCCATAACTTAAATGCAACACCAATTGTCGCATCTACGTCATCATCACAATATTCAGCCATAAGAGGATGCCAGAAGGTGAACTCATGGCCTTTATCCTCTTTACCTGTCATCACCCCTAGTTCTATAAGTTTCTGACGATAAGCCATCTTCTCATTCTCACTTCCAGAAGATAAGTAGCCAAGTGAGTGAGCCTTGTTATCTGGATTCAGGTATTGACTTAGGATGTAACAATCTACATTCTGAATTATCTTCCCATCTAGCCAATCTTTACCACCCTTACCAACTCTTGGGATAATTCCTAGCAGCTTCCACTGAAGCCAAAGATCATAACCTAACGAGTTGAACCCGAATACTAAAGCACCATCATCAAAACTATGTATCCACTCTTTAACCTTTCTTGCAGATTCTTCATATCCATCTTTGAATGGATATACGGATAAGGTACGTTTACCGTCAAGAGTTTTGAATCTACCGTACCAGATTGTGTCTGCTTTTAAATATAAATCATTTGCTTCAAAGTCAAAGCACCAAGCTTGTGATAAATCCAAAATAATCTCCTAATTTAAAAACCTCTTGGGTGTTCTGCAAGATAATCATCTTTATCCCAAATCTTATGGGTAACATTTTCATAGTAGTATTCACCAGCAAAACCTGTGAAGCCGATACCACGAGCTTTAGTTACCTTAAGACGACTAACATTACGCTCAAATTCATCTTCATCTTCTTTATTACGAGAGATGATCAGGTTAATACCACCAGATTTGTAAATAGAACTGTGCCCCATCATATCTTCTTCTGAAAGATCTGCACCTTTACTTCCTGCCTTCTGTCCACCTTGTGCTTTGCGGGAGTGTGAGATATTGACAATAGTGACTTGTTCACGCTTCACTAAATCTTTTTCCCACTTCATAAAAGCTGCCTGCTGGTCGTCTGGCATAGCATCAAAGATGTCTTGGATTGGATCAATAACAATAATCTTACAGCCAAGTGCAACAATTAGATACTCAATCTTTTGCTTCATTGTATCAATATCAGGATCTACAATGTAGAAACGATCATTACCATTCTCATCAGTAAACAGGGTCTGTAAAGCTTCTTCATTGTTTGTGATAGATGCTAAGCGTTCTTCTACTGTAATCCCTAAGTTTATCTTACTCTCAATAAAGGCAGAACCAATATTAACACCATATTCACCTTCACTAGCCTCAAGAGATACAACACCAACCTTATAATCAGTATTCATAATCCAATGAAGGATCATTGCATCAATGTACGTACTCTTACCTGCACCAGAAGCAGCCATGATATTAATAATGTACCCAATCGGAAACCCACCACGTAACTTCTCTTCTAACTTGTGCAAGAATTTAGGTAATGTAATACGTGCGATACTCACATACTCTTTCATCTTATCCAATAAGCTTGATGATCCAGTAACACCAGTCATCATAATCTTCTTGGCTTTGAAGAATAAATTAATCCACTCTTTCTGTTTACCATCAACCAGATACTTGTTTGTGTCTCCGTGAGTAAGCTCCATTTTATAAGCTTTACCTCGTGGTAATACTTTAGCTAATTTTTCTACAGCAGCATCACCCGCTTTATCCGGATCGTAACAAATAATACAGCGTTCAAATCCATTAAACCACTCATACTTCTCTTGCAACTGGCTTACAGAAGATTCTCCAAGTGTACTACTTACACAGGGAACATAGCCATATTCAGATTGACCTTTACCATCTGTATACTCCTTCAGCATTTGATACCCGCTGAGGCAGTCTAGCTCGCCTGCCAAGATTACACAATACTTACCAGATACACCTTTAAAACGGAACCAACCAAAAGGATCGCACTCTTTACCTGTTGTACCATAACTGTCAAAATCTTTGGGAACTTTTCTAACTTTTAATCCAGAAAGTTCTGCATCAATGGTTGTTGGATAGAATTGTTTAACTACTTGACCAGTCTCTGTATCAAACTCGTGTCTTACACCAAAGTAGGTAGTAATCTCTTTCTTAATTCCTCGGAAGTTCTTACTATCCGTAGAAGTTACTTTCTTTAATTCTTCAAATATTTCTGTGCTAAATTCTCTACCCATAATCTCAAACTCTTCCTCATCTACTTGGTCAATACCACGTTTCTCTTTCTCTGTGTCGCTGAGCTGTGTCATACCGCAAGCATGGCAGAAGCCCCCTAGTGTTTTCCCGTAATGGTGATAGTTGTTGCCAGATTTATCTTGACCATTCTTTCGGCAACGATAACACGGATTTTTACCAACCTTTAAAGAAGCTAACCACTCTTGCCATTTATTCATACAACCCCTATTTACTTAAAACGTAGATTTAATTTCTTCCAACCAAAACGACTTACCAAAGCCATCTTCGCACTCTATTGGTTTATAACAAACCCTATAATTTAGTAGATTGATCTCTGGGTTCATCTTAATAATCTGAGCAAGGAATAACTCTTGATTAAGCATAATTGTATCTGATACATGACTCACTGCATGTTCATATATTTGTTGTCTATTAATAAATTCCATCCAATGGTTCTCCCTCTTTAAAACATGTTTCTGCAATATCAAAAGCTCGTTTAGCCCTATTAAAGCCATAGACCTCACAATACGCACCTCTCCCAAGATTCACCCAATAAGTTTCTACACTAGAGTCATAAGTTATTAGTGGGTGTGTGGTAAGGTGCTCCCACCTATCCTCCTCCTCACTATCTAATACTTCAAAGTCTTCAAACTTCATCATATTCCCCTAAATAAACAAGAATAAAATCAATACACTCTTTCAACTTCTGATTATAAGCAATATCCATAGGATGGGTTACACCACTGTCATCGGCTAATCTCTTATAGTGCTTTAAGTTATGTGCAACTATCTTGTCACATTCTTCCCAAGAGATTTTATACTCTGGTGGGTTGTTGTAATCAGTCATTACTTCCTTGCTCCTTGAACCAAGAGTTAATCTGATCTTCACTCAAAATACCTACCTCTATAAGTTTATCAATAACTTCCCAATTACTAAGAGGAGCAAGTAGTGTGTCGTTTAAGAATGATGTTGCAATCTCATCAACTTGCTCTTGATCAAATCCTGTTTCAACTACAGTTGTATTTTCCGACTTAATGGTAATATCATAATAGTCTGTATTATAGCCCCAACGTCTAGCATCAATATCCATTATTATAACCCCTCTAACACCTGTTTAACTAAATTAGGCTGAGCATGGAAAGTAATCTCATCTAACTCACAATCGTAAAGTGATTGACAAGCCCCTTCAAGCGCAATTGTAATGAGATAATCTTCAGAGTAATTTAAAGTATTGTAATCTAAGAGAATTCTCTGAAGATCATTACGAATGTCATAATCTCCATCTTCAGAAATTGGAGAACTAAACACCCAATTAAATAGCTCTGGAGTAGTTTCTTGCTTAATCAATTTAATAGCTAATTCTACTACAGCTTCTTGTTTCTCTTTCATAGTAAGCTCCCATTGCTGTTCTAAGTGGTCTTGTTGGTATAAGTAAGTATTTAGTGCTGCTGAGTTACCATCTAACATGTTAAGCTCCTAATGTATTTATAGACCAGAATAAAGTATAAAAGAAAAGTAATACCACTAAAATTGCACCTGCAATCATTGTGCCACACCAGAGGCATTCTAAGTAACTTGGTGTATACAAGGGGTATCTATGTTTACTCCATGAGTATCCTACTATGGGTAATCCAATGAAAAAGATACAACATATAATGAAAGTAAAAGCTATGATATGCTCCATGTTAATTCTCCTATGAACAACATCTAATAGTGAAAATAATTGCCAGTAAAATTACACAAAAAGCTATACCTACAGTCTCTCCTGAATTCTCTTGCATGTTAATTCTCCTATGTTTAAATATTTCTAATCTAACTGACAGGACTCGAACCTGCGACCATGTCGCTGCCTATCTCAGCTTTGCGACTGCTCTACCAACTGAGCTACAATTAGATTAGAAATAGCCTCTCGTTAGAAAGGCTAGATCAAGTTGCGGCTGGTTGCGTACTTATCCAGCTTAGATTGGTCACCTGCCAACACGGGAACCTTTCACAGATTGGCTATCCTGTCGCGTATCGCCTACGCATTCACAACTTATTTCTTACTTGAATGACCAAGTGAGTTCTTTTACCTTGGTAATTGGTAACAGTTTTACACTATTACCAGTACGGTTTTGGATGTCAAGATTTACTTGAGCTGTACGTTTAGCATTATGATCTTTAAGGATCTTAGCCAAATCAATATCAGCCAATAACTGTTGCTTGGTTGTTTCAATATCATCTTCGGTAATTACAGTCTTAAAGTCGTGAACCAATGAAAGTTCAACTGGCAAACCAGCATCACCATCAATTAACTGAACTGAATATACTTTACGAGTTACTTGTGTCATATTTACATCTCCTACGTTTGTTGTGGCATTATTGCCTGATTTGTTAACTGACAGGTAGTCTGTCATTTCTTTACTGAAGAAATCATCTCGATTAATTGTAACCTGTACAATATGATCAAGTTTACTTTCAACCTTATGTTCTGCGATACCAATTATACACTTTGTAGCTTTAGAGTCAACATAATCTTTACTAATTCTTTGTATTTGTACAGTTTTAATTTCACCAGATACATCTACAGATGCATAAAGATCTTCACTATCACCTACTGCGACCCAAGGTACTAATACAAGATTGTCACACTTATAGCAATACTCTTTACTATCATATTTACCAGAGAGGCCTTTAAACTTCACATAAGCTGTGTGTTTGTAAGGATCTACTGTGTCAGGATTAAAGTCTGATTCAGAGTTGATGTCAAACATTGACAAGTCCCACCAAAAACATAGCGCATCTAAAGTACATGTAGACTCTATTTTAGATAGTTCATTTATCCGGTAATACTTTCCAACAATAAGAGTCCCATTTCTACCATATTTCTCAACACACCTATACCACTTACCTTGTTGAAACTCTTTCTTAGGTTGTGGTGCAACCTGAAATGGTTGTGGCAACTGCATCTGTGGTGGTTGTTTTTCTGGTTCCTTAATCTCCTCAAAATTAGTAAACCCTCTCCACATTTTACCATTATAGGTTACTTGTATGAATGGCTCTTCTAAATACATTGGATGTGTTTGTCCACCAGCCCAGCGCCCACCATCCTTAAACACAGCTTCTTGCAATAGCTTACTTGTTTCAGGGGTTACTTTGTATTTAAAGCCAAACCATTCTGACTTAGGTGGATTAGACCTATCTGTAATACTCTGTCTACTCATATTACCTCCTGTTTAATTAGTCTGTGAATTCTACACCACGTTCACGGAAGATGTCAAGAATCTTTTCAAATTCTTCCAAACCACTAGGAGAATTATCATAACCCCACGCACATTTCCACTCTTCCAATAGTTCTAGTGGAGTACGCGTATCTTCCTCTGGAGCTGCATCTACCACTTGTTCTAACTCTTCTAAGAACTCTTGGTAGCTTGGAGCTTTCTGGATTAACTTACGCTCTTGGTCATTATACACAACCTCAACATTTTTGAATCCCCGCTTCTCTAACTTTTCCCTCTCGTCACTATCGCTAACGACTACAACAGTATTACCGTAAGATTCTTTAGCTAGAGCATAAACTTCTTCAGCAACTTCATCAGATGTGAACGTCGAGTACCAACCACCAGCATCTGCTGCACGAGATGAAACTAACTGAGCCAAGTCTTTAGCTGGTAATACCTCTTCAAGTAATGCGGTTACATTGGCCGCTAGGTTCCAACTATCAACCGATTTCCTATCACGATTCAATGGCAAGTAAGCTGGTGCAAAATCATAACTGTACTTGTGCCCCTTTATATCGCAGACAAACAGACCACCAACATACAGTTTATTAGGTGTGTCCATAAGTACACGACCACGTTTACCTTCAAATACTGTTCCTAAATCTTTTTGTAAATATAGGCAATCGTGAACAACCTCTTCAATCAAAGAGTCATCAGCTCCTGTAATTTCAAAAGTCAAATCACTCCCTGAACGGATTGTTTCTGTAAAACATAGAACCTCAGTCTCATAGTCTTCGTGATACTCAAAACTTGGAACCCATTTACGGTCACCATTATAAATCGTAAGCTCATAACCATCCCGCAGCAGGACTACGGCTGACAATTTGAAACCTTCCCCCTTGCCGCCAACACTATCTAAATCTTCACGCTTAGTGCTGACACCCATTAATAATGTGCTTGGTGGAATAGTTACTCCCTTAGAAGTAAATTCCAATGTGTCACCAGAGAGATCATACTCAAATGGAGCTGAGCTGTCAAGTGCATTTTGTACTATCTCTCGGACAGCATTAGCTGGAGTCCAGTCGATACAATAGTTACGGGTTAGGCTTGTCCAATACTTTTTCATTCTTACTCAGCCTCTTCTCGAATTCTTTTGACAAAGGTTACTAGATTTTGATAAATGTCTGGCTCCAAAAATACGAAATGATCCCATCAATTCTTGGTGCTCGTAATCTAATTGCATAACCATCAAATGATGCGTACAATCCATCACCGAGATAGACCTCTTTATCTTGTTCATAACTCATATTAATTCTCCGCTATTAAATGTCTAGGTTCGTTGAAGAAGCAGTGCTGTCCAACTCGCTTCACCATTACTAACTTATCAAAGAAGCTACTTTGTACTTTACAGTTCTTGAAGTAGAGCGTCTTACTTGATATTAGATGTCTATAATCACCATTCAAGGCTTTCTCTGCAATGTGTTTGTATTCTACAGGATACTTACGCTTCTTGTCAACGTGTTTCGATTTGGGGTTGTAGAATGAATATGCCCCTTTTGCTTTCATATTCTTACATACGGAGTCTGGAAACTTACTACTCTTTGTTCTATTGACCGTCACTTGAGCTACCATCTGTTTACCAGTGATGGGTTCATTCCGAGATTCATTGAATACTATTCGTGTGAGGCATTCTACATCCATCCTATAAGCCATTTCAGACTGACTGGCTACCCTAGTATTCAATTGTCCGTAAAACGTCTCCAGCGCTTCTACAGAGGCCTTCTGAGAGCTTGTAGATAGACTATCTGGGGATAGGAGTTGTATTAAGTAGAATATGAAAGCCATTTAAGCTCCTATTTAGTTTCTCATTGTCCAATTACCATTAAAAGGATTTTCATACAAATCAACATCAAACTGTTCTTTAATGTTATTTGTGAATTCAATAATGTCGCTACGTCTAACAGTATCCATGGCTGAATCCAATTGACACTCTGATGCTGTACGAATATCCTCCTTGGTGAATACATAAGCTTGCCCTTTCTGTAAACTACCAGCAATACTCCATACTAAGCTGTAGTGCATACTTCAATCCCAAGAAGACGTAAACCTTCAACATACACATCTGTCATGGACATACCATCTTTAAGTTTTACATACTCTTCTTTAGCTGTCTTTGCATCTGAGACTCTTGGATCATATTTAGAGAACCAAACTGTCTTACCGGAGTAGGATACATTCACCTTATTTACAAACATTGCATTTAAAATTTCAGTTGGTAATGTTTTGATACTCATAGTTGTTCTCCTAGTTGCTAAGTTGTTTACGTAGAATCTCAGTATCGCAGGTTCTTGCATCTAAGTTAAGGGTCATACTTCTGCCGTGACAAACTAAGCCCACCCCAATCTCAGCCACAAAACCAGCAGAAACAGGGGTACGCATAACTCTATGCCAAGAACCGTCAATCTGGTTCTTAATACGGCCTGCCATCTCTGCAAAGCAATCGTGATTAATAGTCTTAGGAAATACTAGGATTTCTTCTTGTCCAGTATCCCCATTACGAAAGCAAACATATTTCATACCTATTCTCCTAGTTGATTATATTTAGAAACCTACTGTCACGAAGAATTCCTTCTATTTAATAACATCACTTATCCTTATGATGCCAATAGGTTTTTAAATATGGACTCTTTCAAGTCCATAAAGGTTATTCTACACTAAGCTTGAATGGGACGCAAGCCAATTTTTACTAATAAGCTATTCAATAGAATATGTTGGTTAAAGGTACGGAGAGTTCGCCAACCTTTGGTTGCGTGATACCAATGATTACCAATAACGTGAGATGATTGACGTAAGAAGTTACCATTCTCATCTCGTTCTACTGGTGCTGGTGGTACATTGCCTTTAAAGCTACCCTTAATTTTATGATTGTGACGTTTCATATTATTACTCCTCAAAGAGTTGCTACGTAAGTTGTATTATGTTTACCAGACTTAATAGCCTGATAGACATCACCTGATACTGTACGAACAGCACCTGACAAGTATTCAGCCACAACAGTATGAATCTGCGGTTTACACTTCTCTTTCTTTGTGCCATTCCATTTAAAATCTACATATACTGTCTTCATTTCTATCTCCTACTGTTAATGTTTAAATGTTTACTTCAATGTGTGTATTATCCTATATCCAACTTGTACTGTCAACTACTTATTTGTATTTTGTAAAATAAATCTCACCAACTCCACTGCCAGTACAATTTCTGCAAGGTGCGTATCCACACCATAACCTAAAGTACTTATTGTTAGATCTTTGTTTATTTTAATGCTGTTGTACTGAAAGCGTATCACTTCTACTTCCGGTTTACCCTCTTTTGTCGTCAACTCATAAATTTGATGATTAATATTGTTGCATTCTATTATATGAGTTGTACCAACTTTAGTTATGTACTTCATACAGAATACTCCTTCCCAAGTTGGTATGTCGAGTTAAGCGTTTCAAGAAGATTATTCTCATAATCTAGCTTCACAATCTCAGAAGTGCGGATTAAAGTACCATCTTCACAACGATCATCACCGAATAGTTTACCACTCACAACCTTGGCTCCGGTAGAATAGCACCAATCAACTACTTTCCAGTTCTCAATTGTTCCTCTGAGTGGTTTTGTATTAGTCATAGAGATTCTCCCCAATATGATTATTAACAGTTTCTTGTATTTGTGAAGGATCTGCGCTGTTGAAGATTAATTGTGTAAATACTCCACCCTCCACCACAAATACTCCATAATTGCTCAGACGTCTACCTAGAAACCAAGAGCCTATTCCTTTTGGTGTTCTATATTTTGTTTGCTCTGGGTTCTGTAAATTAACAACAAGTAATTTCTTACTCATCACTTATTCTCCATAGCTTCAATAGCCTTACCGAGAGATTCATATTGTTCTTTAAGCTCACGTAGTTTACGTTGATCCTCTGTTTCTTTAGGTTTAAATACCACATTAACCCAATTTATTAATAGATCACCATGCTTACTAAGATTTATCGTTGGGATGTCTGGAACATTCCCATATTTAAGGATGTTTCCGAGAATTTTATCAATCTTGCGAAAAGTTTTAGTGAGTATGCTCCCATTACTATTTGCAAGTAACACACCAATCAAAGCAATCTCTTCCCCAGTAAGCTTTACATCATACTCTTTATCACGTTGTAACATCTTATCCTCCTTACGTTTAATTAGTTTAAAGTATGCTGGAATATAGGACGTACTATTTACACCTGAAACCCCAATCTCCCCGATTCTTGGAAGTATGCGATCAACTTCATACTCACTTCCAACATCTAATGATGAACTTGGATCTACACGTTCTATAATATCACCTAAAATAACTTCTTTTCCGCATTTGTATTGCATAATTCTTCTCCTAGTAATCATGTTTGTTAATAGTAATGTATTTTACCACCAGTGGTTCATTAAGTCTAGCTTCCCATTCAAATAATTTTTTTTTATTTAGCTTTTCTCTTTCTTTGAAAGTATTAACAGCATCACGTAAACTTGGTGTATACCCCGTTCCAAAGTTAGCCGGACTCCACTTTACAACATTCCTGCCATGAGTATCTTTAAAATATTTGCCCTTGATATGTGGTTTCATAAATCCTCACCAACACTGAGTTTCATATTTACTTCTCGTTTAAACGCTATCATCTCTTCCTGCATATCCAAAGCACCATCGGAAGGCTCTGTACTAACGTATAGGCAGTTTGAACAGCTTAGGTATATCTGAGTACCTATTTGCTTTTTAAAGCCCCTATACGTTAGTACAAGAGGCTTTGGTAGAGGTTCACAGATGTATCCATCACCGCAATTAATACACAACATTATTTATAAACCATAGAACCAGATTTAACTTCAATCAAGTTGTCTAAGTTAATGTTTACCCACTTCTCATTACCAACATCTACAGCAGTGAACATATTAGGTACATGAGCTGCTGGATTGACATCTACATCATTCTTATCACCAGATGTGAATAGACGTTCGATGAAGCTTTTGATTGTACGTTCTGCAATACTACCGTCTTTTTTAGTCCACATCACTTTAGCGAACTTACCAGAAGATAATACAGATTGTAAAGCTTCACGTTTCTCTTGTACATTCATTTCAGATAATGTCTTCATAGTATATCTCCGTTGTTTAGTTGATGTAGACTATTCTACTAGGTTTAAGGGATAAGTCAATAACTATTTAATTTATTTATTGCTCACTCCACAATTCATAATAACCTAAACCTAACTTCACCCACATATTCTCAAACACTTCTTCTATCTTGTCAACATCTTTAATGAATAATTGCACATTCATTGGTTCATCTGTAATACCATCTCCGTTATGGAATTGGCATTCAGCTTGAATAGACTCAGGAAGACTTGTTTGTCCATGCCTACCCGCTGCATAATACCAAATGTCAATGTAATACTTCTTACCTCTCTCATCTGAGATACGCTTCTGAAATAAAGTGTCGGTCATCTTGAATGTCTTGTTAATCTCACTTACATGTTTCTTGTAACCACGGGAGATTAAGTCTTGTTGTAGTGGAGTAGTCATATATTTTTTCCTAACGTAATTTCATTTGATTGTAAAATTCAAAGTCTGGGTCTGATAAGATCCTTACTGTTTCTTGATATACTTAAATTAAATTTCATGTCGTAGCTCCAGATGCTTTAACCACCAGTTTCTTTATTAATTCAATTGGTGCTGTTCTGGGGTAAGAGTTAATACCCCAAGCAATAGCACACTCAGCAATTTCATCATAAGTTATCCCACCACCTTGAGCATTACTGTCCCAACGTATTCTAAATTCTTCTCTTGTCATTGCTTGTTTAGTCATAATATTCTCCTGTTTGTTAATGTGTAGCCATCTTACACTGAATGAATTTCTATATCAATAAGTATTTTGTTATATCTTATTAAGTATTTATTATTAGTAAGTATATACATTCTCTTGAAATTAGATAATTCAGGTAAAAGAAACCCATAGCCAGCCATACTCCCACTTTTGAGAGCCTAGACCGACTATTGTTTCTGTTACCCAAGATTACATTCTCCGTCAACTGAGATGAATCCACTAGCTAAGCTAGACTATGATCCTGTCATAGTGGTAAGTCAATCCTTACTAGGTTGATTGACTTGAGTATTTTCACTTCCTAGAGTGTATAGCCACTGTTATACTCTCACAAACCCACAGTTGTAGCCTTGGCATCTTTTTGCTACTTTAAGAACAGTCGGTGAGGGGCGAGATAAATCTCTGACATATCCTCTGTTCCGATCTGATGATTCTCACCAGCAATATACCTAAAATGTCAATTAAGTTAGATTAGGTAAGTGTAGAATAGCACACTTTTTCTGTGTGTCAAGTATTATTTCAAAAGCAGCCTCTTTAGTGAAGATCCTTCAGGTACTTCCAAACCCTCTTTAAAGGCTTTATTTCTATCTGATTCAAAGTCTATCTTAAGCTCATTATTATTTGTCGCTAGATAATAAGCTAACTCAAAAGCATGACCTTCCAACCACTTAGGATTGGCATGTTCCCCAGTTGCATACCTCTCAAACTAGCTTAAAAGTTCTTGTATACGTTCTATACGGTGTATTTGGTTATCACTTGTAATTTGATCTGTTTTCATGCACTTACTTAGTAAACAATCCATAATATTCTCCAATGTCTATTCAGAATGCCATTTAAAGACTCTACAGAAGCCGTAGAGCCAATTTACGTTAAAAGGTATACTAAGGTATACCCCTAAGATAATCGAGCTAAAATGATAGGTTTATTTAATACAGTATACATCTATCAACCTTTGTCGCTCTTTCTTCTTAGCTTTCTGTTCCTTATACTCTTTGGCACGATCTTGCCTTTCTTCTAAGTCTTTCTTAAGCGCATATAACTCATTATCAACATATTTCCATTCATCTTGGGTGAGAAAAGAAGGGCTACCTTCGTACATTGTAGTG